ATGTTTTCCAGTTCGCGTATATCATTGGCGGAGAGCCAGCCATTCTGCCGGCCGACCGCGTAGCCGTCCATGCGGCTCTTATAGTCGCCGCGAAGCAGTCCATCCACATTGAACTTGATGAAATAATGGCTTTTCTCTTCGGGCCGCAGCAGGGCACGGCACATGGCCTGCTCCCAGCGACATACCCAGGGGTCCAGTGTGTATTTCACAAACTCAAGGGATTGCTGTTCTATATTGTTGAAGCTGGACTTTTCCAGATCACCGATCATGTGCGGCGGCACGCGGAAGATGCGCGCGATCTCATCAATCTGGAATTTACGGGTCTCCAGAAACTGCGCCTGTTCCGGCGCGATGGAGATGGGCGTGAACTTCATGCCCTCTTCCAGCACTACCAACTTGTTGGCGTTGGCGGAGCCGCGGAAGGCTTTGTTCCAGCTCTCTCGTATCTTCTCCGGGTCTTTGATCAGCCCCGGATGCTCCAGCACAGCGCCGGGCGTCGCACCATTGGCGAAAAACTTGCTGCCGTATTCCTCAGTGGCGATGGCAAGCCCGATGGCATTTTTGGCCATCGCGATAGGGCTGTAGCCCACAAGCCCATCAAAGCCCAGACCGGGGATATGCAGCACGTCCTCCTGACGGAGGATTACCGTGCCTTGTTTCATATCCGCGCCGTCGTCCTGCTGCATCTGGTAGGAGTAGTAGAGCCTTCCATGCTCGTCCCGGTCCACGGCCATGCGATTGGGCATCAGGGGATACAGCCCCAGAACCTCGCCGCGCCCGTTGCGGATGATCTGCGCATAGGCATTGCCGTATAGGAGAAGGTGGCACATCAGCACCTCTCTGAAAACGAAACTGGTCATCTCTGGGTTTGGCTCGTCATGAAGCAGCAAATACAGTGGATGATCCAGCGCCTTCTCCTTGCCACCGGTATCCGTGTATCGGTAAAGCTGAAGCGGCAGGCCAGCAACAGCCTCCGCCAGGATGCGGACGCAGGAGTACACCGCCGTCATCTGCATGGCGGTCCGCTCATTCACCTGCTTCCCGGAGGTGCTGGTTCCCATAAAGAAGGAATACGCGCTGCCGGTGGTGGCATCCTTGGGATGGTCACGCGGTCGGAACAGTCCACTCAAAATACCCATAGTCTCTCTCCCTTCATATGATCAGCAGCCCACGGCTGTCGTATACGCTCTCCGTGGTATCGTTGCCGCAGCGGATGGCACGGTCAAGAGCCATGATCATTGCAATAGCACCGTCAATCTTCTCTGTACTCTTTTCCTTGTCCGCCTTGATATTGCCTGCCGGATCCGTGCGGATAAAAATATTGTCCATCATCCAGCACAGGACGGGATGCCCGCCGTGAGCAATCCTTTTTTCCAGGACGAGTTTCATCAATTCCTTTGTGGGAGGGCTCATGTCCTTGAAGCCCTGCCCGAAGGGAACCACGGTGAATCCCATGCCTTCAAGGTTCTGCACCATCTGCACCGCGCCCCAGCGGTCAAACGCAATCTCCCGGATATTGTACTTCTCACCAAGTTTTTCTATAAAGTGCTCGATATAACCGTAATGGATGACATTTCCTTCCGTGGTAAATAGAACACCCTGACGTTCCCAGAGATCATATGGAACATGATCGCGCCGTACGCGCAAATCCATAGTTTCCTCTGGCACCCAGAAAAAAGGTAGTACATAAAATCTATCTTCCTCATTTTCTGGTGGAAAAACGAGAACAAATGCTGTAATATCTGTGGTAGAAGAAAGATCAAGCCCGCCATAGCAGACCCGGCCCTCCAGATCGTCCTCATGGACCGGAAACGCGCAGGCGTCCCATTTCTCCATCGGCATCCAGCGCACTGCCTGCTTGACCCATTGGTTCAGTCTAAGCTGCCGGAAGGCATTCTCCTCTCCAGGGTTCTGCTTCGCCGATTCACAGGCGGCCTTTACCTTGTCGATGCCAACCGTGATGCCCAGAGACGGATTGGCTTTCTTCCATACCCTGGGGTCTGTCCAGTCCTCATCCTCGGCGGCACCGTAGATGACAGAATAGAATGTGGGGTCAATCTTGCGCCCTGCCTGGATGTCCAGCGCCTTCTGGTGCACCTCGTAGCAGATGGAATTTGTATCGTTCCCGGCAGTGGTGATCAGAAAATACAACGGCTGCATGCGCGCGTCGCCGGATCCCTGGAGCATGACGTCAAAGAGCTTCCGGTTGGGCTGCGTATGCAGCTCGTCAAAAATGACGCCGTGAGTGTTGAAGCCATGCTTGTTCGCCACGTCAGCGGAAAGCACCTGGTAGGAACTGTTGGTAGGAAGATAGGTGATCTTCTTCTGCGATTCCAGAATCTTCACACGCTTGGAGAGCGCCGGTGAGAAACGCACCATATCCACAGCCACATCAAAGACGATCTTCGCCTGATTGCGGTCAGCGGCGCAACCGTACACCTCTGCACGCTCTTCACCGTCACCGCATAAAAGAAGTAGGGCGACAGCGGCGGCAAGCTCACTTTTGCCTTGCTTTTTTGGAATTTCGATGTATGCTGTATTAAATTGCCTGTAGCCGTTGGGCTTCAGAATGCCGAAGATATCCCGGACGATCTGCTCCTGCCAGTCGATCAGTTCAAAGCGCTTTCCTGCCCAGGTGCCCTTCGTATGACAGAGCGATTCGATGAACATAACAGCGTAGTCGGCAGCTTCTTTGTCATAGTGGCTGTCCTTCGCTTTGAATCGTGTCGGCTTGTATTTCTTCAGCTTTCGCACAGGCATTCGCATCACCTCCGGGCATAAAGATGACCGCGTTCATTACCGACGCGGTCGTATACGAGGAACAGAGCCTTTCGGCTCCGTGTCCTTCGATTATTCGGTTTTTGATCAAGAGCCGATACTCGACTGAATCATCTTCGCCCGTTCTACTGCCTGATTGAGCAGGCCGCGAATCTCCTTCATAAGCTCCAAGTCATCCGGCGCAGCTCCGGTCGGGTCGTAGCGTATTGCCGTAAGGCTGTTGTACAAATCCGACGCAAGGCTGATCGTGTCGTCCGCAAGGGTGTAAACCCGTTCTTCAATCGCGTTCATGCCCGTTCCTCCTTACTGCGCCATCGCCCAGGCAATCGCATGGCCGTCATCTTCAAACTCGACCTCGCTTGCGGCGGCGAGCCCAATGGTCCCTTCGCAGGTGTGATCGTCGGTGAGAAACTCGTAAACCGCGCCGTAGTAGCAGGGCCTGTTCATCCCGCTGTAGTAATGTCCGGCGAGGATCACCTTGTCGCCAAAGTTCAGAACCTTGTTCCAGCTGCATTCGAGGTCTTCCGGAGTTGTGGGATTCGGCAGCCTGTAGGTTCTCATTGCCTCGGTGATTGTCATGCTCGTGTACCTCCGCTTGTCGTTTTCCCCTTGGGGTAGTGACATATTCGCTCTGAATCGGAGATAAAGCAAGATAATTCTGCCTGCTGGTCGGGCATAATCTACACAAAAATGATAGAGTCTCTCTTGTGTACATTATGAACGACCAACAGAGCCCGTAGGCTCCGTGGTACGGCGGCGGTTTTGTTTACAGCCGCTCGATCTGGCAGGTCATCCCGTCCACATCCACAATGCGGTAGGTGTTGCCGCACCATGCGATCTCCCGAATGCGGGCCCCGGTGTAAGCGTTACTCCGCTGTCGGTCAGAAAGAACCGTGCCGTGCGCCTCTATCCAGTCGGCGATCCGACCCATCAGTCTGGACTCGCGTTCCATCTTGTCGGCAATGTTCATCCCGGCACCTCATCAGTTCAGGCTGAAGCGGATGCCCATGACCTCGGTAGGCTCCTCATCGCCCCAGCGGGTTTCCTGCCGGGTGATGGTGCAAAGGCCGGTCATCGTGCAGCCCTGCGCGGCAAAAGCGTGGAGGTTTTCCATCACCGCCGTGCTCTGGTTGGTGTAGACGAAGGTCTCGATCCCGGCGCTGCGGAGAGCTTCAATGAAGTCCGCGACCTCCTTGTCCCAAAGGAAATCGTCCATCTCCAGCTCGTCCTCCTTGCGGCTGATGCTGGATGCCCAAGCGCGGTAGGCCTTGCAGGCTCCCTGCTCGAAGGGAAACTTGGCGGCAGCGTCTTCCTCGTACCAAGCCTTGAGCTCGTCGCTTTCCCAGCCGAGGGTGTCGATGATCTGCTGCTTGCGGGCCTTGCGCTCCACGCGGGCCTCCTCGTACTCGTGGCCGAGGCGCTTCAGGTTCAGGAAGTAGGTGTTGTTGGCGTTCATCATGGTCGGTGACCTCCGTGTGTGAAATTCCGCAGGGCTATGGCCCTTTCGGTAGTGACATATTCGCTCAGAACCAGAGATATAGCAAGTTATTTCTGCTTGCTGGGCTGTCATATTATACACAGAGATGATCGCCAGAAACTGTGCACTATATGACCAAAAGAGCCATCCGGCCCTCTTGGCTGCGAGGCAGCTTTATTCCTCGCCGGTCATGATGAAATGCACGTATTCGTGCTTATGCTCTTTGATCCAGCAGACCGCTTCGTAGAAGCCTCGGTCGTAGGCAAGGCGCTGGACCATCGGCAGGTCAAACATGTTCGTCAGGCCTGTGTCTTGGATGGCGAGGATCTGCTCACGTACTTTCTCAGGCATCGTCGATCCTCCTGCAAAGGTCTTGACCATAGGCGACCCCAAGGCTGGAGCCCGTACTCCATGCCACATGGATCGTGCCGATATCATCGACCGAAATCACGGAACCAGTGGTGCCGACCGGTGGAGTCTGGACATCGTCCATGTGGACAAGCTCCACGCGAGTCCCCGTAGGGTATTCCCTCCGGAGCCGCTCGACCGTTTCTCTGGAGGGGAAGTTCATACCGTCACCTCCTCGGCGTTCTCTGCAGCGTTGGCTTCCGCCTTGGCAACCTTCAGCGCGTTGCGCTTTGCTGCCTGCCGTTCTTGCCAGCGTACTTTCTCTGCTTCAGTGCGGAAGGCGCAGTGTCCGGAGAGGTTTTCCATCAGCACTTTCCGTGCTTCCTTGTGGTCGCGACCGTTCATGCCCAAGCGGATGAGCCAAATGCGCATGGAGTATTTCTCATTCTCCTCATTGACCTCCTTCGCTTGGATGCGCTTTTGCGTGAGCGCCTGCCTGTTCATCAGGGCGCAAAGCGCGGTAAAGGTGCGGATGACCGCAGGGTCGGTCGTTTCTGGCAGGCTGGAAAAGGTTACGGTTTCAGGCGTAATGGTCAGCCCGTCGATGGCCTTCCCATGCTCATCTTCGTAGGTGACGACAGCCTTGCGAAAAGTCTCTGCAGTAAGGATGGCGGAATCATCCAGAAGGGCGTCCGTCAGCCCTTCCTCTACACGGAATGCCGTCCCCAGTGCCTTGTTCAGGAGGGAAGCCCTGGTGTAAAGCAGGTTTACCAGATTTCGCAGGGTGATTCCTGTGTGCTGTGCGGCGGAGAGGGAGACCGTCAGGCTGACGGGTCCGTTTTCTTCTCCTCTCTCGACGCTGACGGGCTCCACGGTGGCATGTTCCGTTTCCTCCAAGGCTTCCTCCGCCTCGTCGGCGGTCTCGCCCTGTTCTGCTTCCCTTGGGCTGTCCGCTTCCGTAGAGGCATCCGCGGTTTTGGCAGACTCGCAATTGAAGCCAGCCGCAGCAATGGCCCCTAGAACCTTCTCGACCTCCCCGGTGTCGGAGCGGTCATCGAAGAGAAGCGTTCCGTCCTTGGTGACCGTGAAGTAGTCGATTTCGTAGTTGCAGGTGGGCATGTATTTGTAGACCGCCCTGGCTCCGGTGGTGTCGGAGATGACCTTGACCAGCGCCTTGCGGCGGTCGCCCGTTACGTTGTACCTGATTTCCATGTTGAAGTCCTCCTTGGTTTTTCTCCGCCGGGCCGCTGCCCTTGGCGTAGTGTATTTATCACTCTAACCGGCTTATATAGCAAGATAATTCTGCCGGATATGCGGAGAAAAACCACCCGAAAAATCAGCTGCCCAACTGATCACAGTACACAATGCCCGCCAGCACGAACCATACGCACGGGAGCGCCACGCCGTTGCCCCAGAGCTTATACTCACTGGAATCCAGGTGCGGGTTCTTCAGCCATTTCTCGATCTGGGCGCGGGTCTTGGGCTTCTTCGCCTGGGTGACCACCCTGCGGTGGGTCTCAAATACATCCGTCCAGAAGGCGATGTCCTCCTCGGTCGGGTTTTCTGTCCCCAGCCCTTCGCACCACCAGTCCGGGAAACCCTGGAGCCGGGCGCATTCCGTAGGCGTGAGCCTGCGGACAATGTAATAGGGAGTGTTCACGATCTGAGGGTCTTTGAAGTCCCTCGCCATAAGCGTCTGTGCCACTTCCTCCGCAGAGGTAAGATAGCTCCCGGTTGTAGAGGAATACACAGGCGCGGCCACACCCTGGCGGTCTGTGACGCCAAGGGTAAAGGCAACGTCATCACCGACTCCCTTGCCCTGCGGACCGTTTTCATCGGAGCGGCCGATCATGTTGCCCTGCAGGGAGTAAGCCTTTTCCACCACGCACACTCCGCCCTGGTTGCAGCCGGGATTCCCGCACTGCGCGTCAAGCGTCCGGGCGGTTTCCGCTTCGTAGATGCCTGCGTGGGGATTGTCCGAAAGCATGGCGCGGCTCTTGTCCGAACTGATGCCGAAAGCGTGGGGCTGGAACACTGTCTGGTCGGCGCTGGTTGCGAGAGTGGCGGATTTCTCCTCCTGTACCAGGGCTCCTTTGCCACCGCCTTCCTTGCCGCAGCGCACCTTCAATGTGTATGCCAGCGGACCGTCCGGCGTCATGACCAGAGGTACGTTGTTCCCGCCGGTTCCCATTCTGGAGGTCAGCGTCTGGATGGCGTTCCCGTCCTGAATCCCGATCCGGCTGTCAGTCGGATGATGCTCCAGCGCGATAGCGGCCGGGACGACCCCTGCGCGGAGCGTTGGGGAAGTCTCGTCCTCATAGCCGATGGAGCGGCTGTTGGCGGAATGTTCCGTGCAGAACCCGGCGGCGAGGACGGCGGGATGGTTCCCGTGATCCTGTGCGACCAGCGTCCCGGACTTATCCTCTGATATGTCCACGCCACTGTTACCCTGGGGGTTTACGCAGATAACCGGGCAGCCTGCCGTTCCAATGCCTCTTTCAGGATTTCGGGCAGCTCTTTTCCACGCTTCGAAGCCCTCCGCAGAATACCCAGACAGGCCTTCTGACTTAAAAAGTATGTCTCCGGCACGTTCTCCTCCAAAATCTGCGACAAGAAAGATTCTTGCCCTGCGCTGGGGAACACCCCAGAACTGAGCGTCGAGAAGCCGGTAAGCCACGGACCATCCGTTGCCCAGGTACACGTCGGCGTAGGACCAGCCGTTTTTACCAGGCGGAGGCACCTCGCAGGACGGCTCTTTGACGCCGATGACCTCTTCGAGGACCGATTTGAAGTCTTCGCCGCCGTTGCTGCTGAAGGCGCCGGGGACGTTCTCCCATACGATGTATCTCGGTTTATCTCCATTGGTTTTCTCCCTCATTTCTTTTACGATACGTATCGCCTCGTGGAACAGGCCGGAGCGTTCGCCGTCCAGCCCTGCGCGCTTGCCCGCGATGGACATATCCTGGCAAGGGCTGCCGAAGGTAATGATGTCCACGGGCGGAAGTTCCGCACCGTTCAGTTTTGATACATCACCGTAGTGCTTCATCTCCGGCAGACGCTTTGTGGTCACCCGGACGGCGAAGGGTTCCACTTCGGATGCCCACAGCGGCTCGATGCCGGAGAGGATGCCGCCCAAAGGAAACCCCCCGGAGCCGTCAAACAGGCTGCCGAGGGTCAGGTGCTTATTCTTCATTCCGTATTCCCTCCGTTGCCTGATCGTAGGTAAGGCGCTCACCGTTGCGAAGGAGATACACCTCCGTGTTGTCGGAGCCGGGATGTTCGGAGGCATAAGCGCGGAAACGCTCCACCGCCACGTCCACAAATTTCTGTTCAAGTTCCACGCCGTAGCAGATACGTCCGGTCTGCTCACAGGCAATGAGCGTGGACGCGCTGCCGAGGAATCCGTCCAGCACAAGGCCGTTGGTCATGGTACACTGCTTGATGAGATAGGCGATGAGCGGCACGGGCTTGCTGGAGGGATGCCCAAAGCCCTCGGTCCCCGAATCCTTGATGCCGTCAAACTCGAACACGGCGGTCTGTTTCTGGTCGCCGTACCAGATGTGCTTGCCGTCCTTCCGCCAGCCGAAGATGATCGGCTCCATGTTGAACTTCCAGTCCGTGCGCATGAACGGCGCCCTGGGCTTCTTCCAGATCAGCCCTGCGCCTACCTTGAACCCGGCGTCCTCGAAAGCGTCATAGAATACGCGGGTCTTCATGGTCGCGTAAAACTCATAGATGGACGCATCCTTGGACATGGTGTTTTTGAAGTTGGTGAACACCTTCATCAAAAACTCATAGGCTTCCTTGTCGTTCAGGTTGTCATTGGCGATGGTGCCTGACTTGTTCTCCAGCTGCACGAAGTACGGCGCGTCCGTACATACCAGGTTGACCTTCGTGCTGCCCAGCAGGGCGTCAAAGGTCGCCGGATCCGTGCTGTCACCGCAGATGACGGTGTGCCTGCCCAGGTGCCAGATATCTCCGGGCAAAGAAAAAGCGGGCTTTTGAAGCTCCGCGTCCACATCGAAATTATCCTCTTCGCCGTCGCTGTCGTCCTGAAACAGCGCGGCCAGTTCTTTTTCATCAAATGCCGTCAGGGACATATCGAAGCCCATGTCCTGCAAGGCTTCCATCTCGACTGACAGCAGCTCCTCGTCCCAACCGGCGTCCAGAGCGGAGCGGTTGACCGCGAGGATGTAGGCTTTCTTCTCGGCTTCCGTCATGCCCGTGAGCATTACATACGGAAGCTCCGTCATGCCTTCCGCCTTCGCCGCCTCCACGCGCCCATGCCCGGAGAGGATGGTGAAGTTTTCGTCCACCTCCACAGGGTCGCCGTAGCCGATGCCCCGGTAGATGGAGCGGAGCTTATTTATGGGCTTGCCCGTGGTTGGGTGC